CATGGTTGTCATGACCTTTTTTATTCCGGTTGCCGCCACATCTTCGTTTACGCCAACCGCCACAAGACTTGCGCCAAGCGCTGCGATTTCCCCGGAACATAGACCGGCCACTTCTCCCAGCGGACCGATCTTCGTCACAATAGCTGATATTTCCGACGCGCCCGCCGCAGAAGTATTTCCTAAGTAGTTGATCTGGTCCGCAAGCGTGATAACTTCTTCCTGCGACATCTTAAACGATGTTCGCCATTTCGCCATCCACTCTCCGGCTTGTTCTGCTGATATATCAAAGGCAATCCCCATTTTCGCCGCGTCTTCCGTGAACTTCACAAGTTCGGCGTTTGTTGCGGCAACATTGCTTTGTCCGGCGGCGGCCATAATCTGCGAGATTTCCTGCGCCGTCATAGGGATTTTGGTACTTAGGTCAAGAATTTCGTTCTTTAACTCTGTGTACTCTTTCGTAATCGCCCCGGTATCGTCTTTCAGCCAGTCCACAACCTTTGCGACCTCTGCCATGTTGCTTTCAAAACTCATGGCGGCTTTAACCGGTCCTGCATAGATAGCCGCTCCCATTGCGGCAATCGTCGCCACGGTTCCCGTCAGCTGTGACTTCGTACCTGAAATACTTTCTTTAATTTTTGCTTGTTCTGTATTCAGCCTTGCAAGCTGTTCTTGTGAGTTTTTCAGCTGATCATAAGATTTTTTCAGGCGGTTGTTTGATTCGCCTAAATTATCCGTGTCAACTCCTGCCTGCCGCAGTTCTGCCCCCAAGCTGTCCAGCTTTGCTTCCTGATCTGATATTCTGGCAGTGGTCTGTCGTATCTGGCTTTCATTCTTTTTCAGCTTTTCGGTGGTCTTGTCAACTTCGTTTTCTTCTTTGATCAGCTGCGCCGTCAGTTCCCCGGAAGCGTCGCCCGTCTCGTCAATTTTCTTTCTTAACTGATCTGCGTTGCTCTGGTGCTTCTGGATTTTCTGCACAAGTTCTTCATGTGCGGTTTGCAGTCTTGCCAGTTTTTCCCGCTGCTGATCTATCGCCGTTGAAGTCTTAGTATAACCATCTACTTTAGACTGTAAGGAATTTACGTTTTTAACACTTTCTTGAAGCTGTTTCTGTGTCTCTACCGCTTTTTTGAATGTACTGTTGAAATTCGGTCCAAGCGACGCTTTCAGCTGAAAAAGTAACTCAAATTCCTTTCGCGACCCTGCCAAGTTCTCCCACCTCCCTACGTTTTCTTAACCAGCCTTTTTCTTTCCGCCTCGTCCTCTTTTTCTACTTCATTCGCCGCATTTATCCAGCGGAAGAAACTTCGGACGGGAAGTGACAGCCAGTATGGAACGGGTGTATGTGAAGCCCTTGCCATTCTGTAAGCCTGTTTCCGTATATATTGTGCGGGATTTATTTTTAATAGCCCGCAGCCATTAAAAAATCCCTTGCCTTATTCTTAATCTTCATGTAATCCCGCAGTGGAAGCCGTCTGATTTCGTCTGCTGCCACTCCTGCTGCCCGTGCCGCCATCATGCACTGGAATGTTGAAGAAATTTCCGGCGTAAGAACATATTTGTTCTGGTCCTGTAATTCTGCCTCGATCTTCTCCATGTCGTCGCCTGTCAGTTTTTCAAAATAGAAGGTCAGTGACTTGTACTGTTTCCCTTCGATCTCTACGGGCTTTTTGAAATAATGAGTATAGTTCAGGCTTCCTTCTTTCTCTGCCTTTTCCTCTTTTCCGCCCATATCAACCGTTCCTGTCTCCTGTGCCTTTTCGATTTCTTCCGAAACCTGTGTTTCCACGATCTCTGCGGTTTCCTGTACTGTTTTGTTCATATTTTCCATGTTCTTTCCTCCTGATCTGATATGATATTTTTGTAAAAAGCCAGCAGGTTTCCCCGCTGGCTCTCGCTTTTTACTTTCCAAGTGCTTTTCTTACATCTGCCAGATAATCTTTTCCATTGACGTAGAAGATATAGTTCAGCTGATCAATTTCCAGTGTCTTCTTTCCGTCAATATAAATGGCGTAATATGTAACGGCATATTCTCCGTTTGCGTCAGAGGCAGAAGCCGCCGCAAGTTTTCCAGGCGCAAGTTTCTTCGGCCGTACCTTCAAAATGTGTTTTACTGACCTTACCTCCGTCTGGCCTGTTCTTGTGTTCTGCTCCTGCTGTGCTGCCCTTAAATCCAGCTTGTGAACTCTGGGTTCCGCCAGCTTGATTGTATTTGCCGTAACCGTCCTGAAATTCAGCGTCAGCGTCATAGCCTCGATATGCCCGATAATGACGGCTTCCACATTTCCTGCGATACCGGCCCCGCTGATCTCTTCTGCAAGGTTTGTGATTTCCGGCAGCGTAACTTCCGATGTTCCAAGATACTCCGTCGCGTCTTCGTACACCGCATAATTTGTGATGATTTCATCTATTTTCGGCATTGCTTATCCCTCCTTTATTCTGCCAGTAAGTTTTGCAGATAGGACACGTCGTATTCCAGAGTGTACTCCATCTGAACCATCGGAGACGGCGGCGTGATATATACATGGAATTTTACTTTTCCTGCCATAAGGGAAGTTGTCGTGTTTTCGTCTTCCCTCATTTCCACCCTTCCTCCCAGAATGATTTCTTCTGCCGTCAGGCTGTTCAGCCAATCGTTCACGCCCTGTAAAATCGTGTCGATCAGCCTTCTTGTAAGTTTTCTGTCTACATAATTCCAGTAAGACAGAGTGACTGTCTTTGCTACCCATTTAAACATTCTGGAAATGCAGTAGAAATAATCTACCGGGTCCGTATTTGCCGGATAGCAGGCAGACCAGTTCCCCCAGCTTACAAAACCATTGTAGAAATTCAGCGCTGTAATTACTCCGTTATCATTCAGATAATTTGCTTTCTGAATATCCAGCACAACTTCCGTTCCGTCTTCCAGCGCCATGCTGTCCGCCTGCAACGTTTTGTTTGAAGCGCTCTCACAAGGGGTTCCGCCTCCCAGTGCTTCCGTGTTGTCTGTCTGTGCGATCAGACCGGCAAGCTGGCTTGAATAGTTGAATAACCGTTCTCCCAGTTTCAGTTTCGGGAAGCACAACAGCTCATTTGCTTTCATGATGTTTTTTGACTTCTTCCAAGTCGGAACGTCGGAATAATAGGTTGCCCCTCCTGTTGCTCCGGTATCAACGTCAATAATTGCGTGCGCTTCAAACAGTCCGTTGATATTCTCTGCCTTTGCGGACATAACCGCCGCAACCTCATTATCTTTTGACCAATTCGGACAAATAATAAGGTCAGGCGCTTCCGTATATTTCGCAAATACATCGTCGATCAGTTCCAGCCCCTTGTTTTTGTGGGTTGAAACATCATATCCTCCGATCACGTCCGTTTTCGCAACCTTTGAAGCGTCCACTTCGTCGAATGTAACCGATGTTTCCCCGGTTGTCTCTTCTGTGAACTCGATCACGCAGGCTGTCTCGTCGTAGAAGACTTCAAAATCTTCTCCTGCGGTCTTTTCTGCAATCGTAACGGTACTTGCCACCGCTTCAAGCGGAAGCCTGATCTGATTATTTTCCGGTGTATAGCTTTCCGTCGTCTGCTTCTTATGCTTTTCCGGGTCCATTACGTTTACAAGGAATACCGGCGACTGCTGATAAAGCTGGAACATTGTATAAATCACTTCGCAAAGTCCGTATTTCTCCCAATCGTCAGAATATCCCATTGCGGACACGGCTTCTTCATAAGTGTTCGCCATGATCACTTCATTTACTTTCCCGCCTACCGTATGTACCGGCGCGGCTCCTACGGCAAAAACAATCCCGCTGGCTGCCACGTTTGGTGTTGAAACGCTCGTTGCCTGCTTAGATGTTCCTATGCCATGTGTAACTGTTGCCATTTCTTATGCCTCCTTTGCTTCGTTTGCCGCAATCAGCGCCGTAATGTCTGAATAATACTTATTCATGATATTTCCCGGCGTTTTTACACGGTCTTTTTTCTCTGCCAGCTGTGCAACCGGAACAATCATTTTTTCAACCAGCGGATATTCCGCCAGTACCTCTTCAAGTTCCGCCTTGATTTCTTCTTCTGTTCCGATCATAATTTTATTTGTTTTCAGCTTTCCTTTCGGAAGCTGCGGCCCGATATATACCAGCGTGACTTTTTCCGCCTTTTCCGGCTTCTTATTCGCCCCATTTTCCGGTTTTTCTTCTTTAGGCGTGGTATTTACCGTCTTTTCCTTTTCTTCCGTCTCTGTGGCTCTCTGTGCGTTTCTCACTGCCATAATTCTTCTACCTCCCTTTTGATTGTCGGTATTGACCAGTTTGTAATCATTTCCCCTAAGTAATACGGTTCTGTGCTGTCCGGGTAGACGATGTATTCCAACGGCTTTTGAAGTACAAACTGTCCTCCGATGATTCCCGTCTTTTCAAGTTCACTCCTAATCCTCAACAGCACATTCAGGAGATCATATGCGCCCTGGCCGCCGTCTTCTGAATATGTCGCAACAACAATCCTGACCGCGCACATACTTTCTTCCGGCTCTTTTTCTTTCTTATCGTCCTTCCCGTTAAGGAACTGAAAGAGGATATATGGAATCTGCTGAACCTGATCTTCTTTTTTTGGAAGACGCATTTTATATACATTCGCTGTGCGCTCTTTCTCTTCCTCCGGGTTTAAGTTCCTGACCTTTACTTGCAGCTTAATATCCTTTGTAACTTCTGTTACAAATTCTTCCAGCCGGTCCAGTAAAATAATCGGTGTCATGCTTCTATCCTCCGTAACCGCTCAACAGTCTGTTTATTTCATGTTCTAAGCGCTGATTAACCAGCTGCTGTGCTTCTTCTTCCAGAGTTTCTATGACCTTTTCATTTCCTACCATCTGCGCTGCTGACAGCCCCATTTTTTCTTCAATCGGGAAGCGTTTTCTTGTCTCCCTCTCAAATACTCCGATGTGTCCGCTTCGCATTTGTGCAATGAAAGCGTCTTCAAACGGGGTTCCTCCGCCTTTCATTACCGCCGCCCGTACCTGTTTTTTTACTCCCGGTGCTGTCGGCGTTACTTTGAACTTGTACAGCGGGATTTTATACCCGGCAAAAGAAACAAAACCAACAAGGTTTCCCGTGCTGGCTTTGTTTACTCTGATTCTTGTCGCTTCGTTAAAAGCGCCACTCTGTACCGTGTATATTTCTTTTACTCTCCTGATAGCCCCGGTCTTAACTCTGGATATTCCCCGGTTAATCGCATTTGACAAGGCGCGTTCCGCGCCGTTTGGAACCCCTGCCAGTATAGCTTCTACCCGTTCCACTGCTTCTGCTGTTATTTCAATCATTCAGCATACGCCCCCAGTTCCAGAATAATTTCCCCGTCTTCATAATCGCTTTTTGTGATTGTGTAGACATTTACGGCTCCCGCTTCTTCCAATTCTATTTCCATGCCCCGTTTTGGCACAAATCCAAGATCGGCATGAGAAATATATAACAGCGCTTCAATCTCGCTTATCCCTTCCGCATTATCTCCTTTCAGCCGTTTTCTGTCTTCCGCCGCCTTATGGTCAATAACTGCGGGTATTGTGTAAGTCTTGCCGTCATACCACATATTGACCATTGCGGCGAACTCTGCGGGATTGTTGAAAACTTTAAGGTCTTTTATGATCTGCGTCTTGAAGTCCATTACAGCACCTTTGCCGTGAACCAGCTGTCAACATCATGCGGTACGGACAGCGGTGCGGACTGTAACTGCAAGAACCGTCTTGCGGGTTTTCTTTTTACCCATGTGTCAGGTACATATTTCCCTTCAACGGTCTTGAACTCTTTCGTTCCTTCGTCGATCAGGGTAATCGCCCCGTAATACATGGAATAATTCGCATTTGTGCTTAACATTGCAAGCATACCGTCCGGCACAAGAGGCTTTTCTTCCGGTGTCTCCGGGTCTGTCCAGTCGTCAAGATACCACTCGTTATAGGTGTAAACGTCCATCCCTAATTCATGGATTGTTCCGACATATGTAACGCCGTTTGGTAACTGACGTGGCTGGATAACCGCCAGATTGTAGTTTCTCACATCAAGCACCTTCTGTACTTTTTCGTGTCCTACAAAGGCTGTGGTTACATCGTCCGCCATGACGCAGGCGTTGCAGTTTGTGAATCCTGTTTTCTGTACCTGCTTATGCCAACGCTTTAAGTCTCCAATCGGGTCAGAGCCTGCGTTGCTCCATTTCTTAGTTGCTGTTGAAATTACCTCTGTGTTCGTGAACCCAAAGTCAATCACTTCGTTCAGTCCTTCTCCGATGATCGGGATTTTTCCGGTAAAGATAGACTGAACGCACATAAGTTCTTCCCTTCTGGAGATCATGTCTCTAAGTTCCCGGAAATCATCAGACATTTTCAGTACTGCGCGTTCCGCAGGGCTTCTTCCTGATACCAGGCTTTCTCCCGGCCTTCTTTTCAGCAGATCGTCAACCGTTGTAATCTTGTCAGGTGCTACCAGCGGCGGTTTATAGGTTTTTGTTTCATACCCTGTGTTCGGTACGGTCTTCCCTCCGATTATCCGGTGTACAAACGGCGCAACCTTTCTTGTTCCTTTTACAAAATCAACGTCAACTGACTCTGTGTTGAACGTCTCTTCGCGTCTAAAAAATGTATCTCTGAAAAAAGTTCTCACGGGCGGAAGCTTTTCTACAATCCTCCCCATTGTCCGCGGTTCATAAATACTTACTTCGTTTGGCATTGTCCTTGTTCCTCCTTATCTCAAAAAGATTGAAATTTTTCTAAGCGGGTCCTTAATGTCGTCGATCTCTACACCGGACGGAAGATTGATTGCGTCTGCAAAAAATTCTCCTGTCAGGTAATACACAACCGGACCGTCTTTTTCTGCTGCCGCTGCGGTAATTCCGATCACGTCTCCCGTTGTAGCCGGAGGCGTTCCCTCTTCTCCTGCTGCCGCTACCGCAACAATTTTCCCGTTTGAATCTTTCGTTACAGGTGTCCTTTCCGCGATTGCCGCCCCTGCCACTCCTTCTTCCGTGACCGTCGGGAACTCCCCTGCAAACAAATTCACGGGTTCATGGCTTCTTGTTTCGATCTCATACATTGCTTCCTACCTCCTTACTTTTCCGGGAATAATTTATCAATCGCAGCATTAAACGGGTCTTCTTCCTCTGCTCCCGTCACTGCCGCCGCAGCGCCGACTTTATTCACGCCGCTGTTCTCTGCGTCTTCTTTTCTGTTTGTCAGGTATGCCCCGCCCTGCTGTTTCTGCTGTGCGATAATCTTTACTGCTACGGCTTCCGCAGTGATTGGATTTTCAAACATTGCGTCTTCTACAATGCTTTCATACCCGTTTGGGGCCATATCCTTAATTGCCTTGATTCTCTGTCTTTCCTCTGCTCTTGCCGCATTTTCAATATTTGCCACAAGATCAGGGTATGCGGCTTTTAATGCGTCTTCTGTTGTGATCGCAGGGTTTGTGTTTTTCGGTTCCATCTGCTTTTCCTCCTTTTCTTCTGGCTTTTTATTTGTTATACCTCCCGTATGGTTCGGGCTGTTTAACAACGCTTTCGGTACTGTTCTGAACTGCGAAATATCAATAGGCACGGCATTTACAACAATCCTGCTGGCGTTTTCTATAACCGTGCTGCTTTCCTCAAACATAAGTTCATCACAAAATCCATTTTCAACCGCTTCGTCTCCTGTCCACCATTTTTCTTCTGCCATCAGGTCTGAAATTTCCTGCTCCGGCTTTCCTGTTTTCATGGTATATGTGTTTACAATCGACTGCTTTATAACTTTCAGTTCTTCCGCCATCTTCTCAAAGTCTTCCGCCCGGAAGGTATCCCATACCGTCATTGCCGGGTCATGTATCATAAAAACACCGTTCCTTGCAATCTTTATGGTATCCCCTGCCATTGCAATAATTGTGGCGGCGGAAGCAGCCCATCCGTCAATTTTTACTGTGATTTTTGCGGAATGGTCCTTTAACCTTGTATATATCGCATTGGCAGCAAATACGTCTCCGCCTCCTGAATTGATTCTTACAATAATTTCCGGTACGTCTCCCAGTTCTTCAAGTTCCCTGTTAAACGCCGCAGGTGTTACCCTGTCTTCCCACCAGCTTTCCCGGCTACTGATTGCTCCGTATAGCAAAAGTTCCGGCGGCTTTGTTCCGGTTGCGGGAATGAAATTCCAGAACTTATTTTCCGTCACTCCGAATGGGTTTTCCTTCCCGTTGGTCTGGTTCCTGTTTTCCATTTCCCGGCTCTGGTTCTGGTTCCTGCTGCCCTGATTGTTTCTGTTTGCTGGCAATGTCCTTTACCTCCTTTAATGCCGCTTCTTCCTGCCGTAACTGTTCGCAGTTCGTGAAGAAGTCGCCTCCTGCCATTTCCATAGTTTCATTGCTTCTTGTCGAAAATCCATTTTCAACCCTTGTTGCCGCTGCGTTCACTTCCTGAACCGGATTCAGAAGCCCTCTTGCCGGTCCGTTCCACTGTGCGCGGCAATATGCTTTCCTTCTAAGCGGGTCACTGAAAAATCCCGGTGCTGAAATCCTCCCTTTCGCCACCGCCTCCGAAAGCCACTCTTCATAGATCGGCTGACAAAAATCTGTTGCAAGCCATGTCCGGTACATTCGGAACATCTTCCATGCTTCTTCCAGTGCGCCGCGGCTGGCGGTATAGCTGCTTGTAAACCGCTTCACAAGTAATTCATATGGTATTTCCAGCGCTGCCCCGATCTGCTGGCAGATTGCTTCCACGAACCCGCTGAAATTTGCGTTTGGTCTTCCGGGATTGATTGCGTTTGCCTTTTCGCCTTCTCCCAGGTCAAGAATTGCTCCCGGCGCAAGTTCAAGCGTCGTTTCGTCTTCTGCGTCTATCTGCACTTCCTCTGGTATGGCGCTTCCGATCGGTTCATCATCACTGTTATTCTCTTTCTCGATAAATACCGTAAACATTCCAGATACAACCGCTGCCACAAGTTCCGCGTCCGTGTATCTTCCCATTTGCTTTAGGGATTCAATGACCGGCGCAAGGAACGGAACGCCTCTTCTCTGGTCAATACGTTCCCGGTTCATCAGGTGCAGGACGTTTCTTCTCCCGGTCTTTTTCCCGTATGCCTCTACCCGCTGCCATTCGTACTGTTCGTCTGCATAAGAAAGCGGGTGGTGCTTTGAAAAGTGATAGGCGATCACTTCCCCGTCCTTATCTACCTCAACGCCTCCGACAATCTGATTGTCGTAGGTGTCATAGTTATGAGGACTTGAGAGCCGGTCCGCTTCGATCAGCTGTATCCTAAGATCGTATGGCTGATTTATCCGCGGCTTTACTGGCAACAGTGCAAGGCAGTCTCCCGACGCAAGCCAGTTCAAAAACGCCAGCTGCTGCAATTCGTAAAAATTGTCAAGCCTTGCCATATCGCAATCCGGGCTTTCCGCCCATAAAGCCCATTCTTTCGATATTTTCTTTTCCAGTTCCCTTGCGTCTTCCGGGCTGATTCCCAATGCCTCTGCGTCGATTGTTGGCTTTAACATCAATCCCCGCCCTACAACATTTGTCCGCATTGTCTTTACTGCCCCCGTCGCAATCGGTACTCCCATGTATAAATCACGCGACCTCTGCCGCAAAACAGAAAGATTGTCGTTTATATCTTCTCTGGCGGACCCTCCCGCATAATTCCAGCCGATCAGCGACTTTTTATAAGTGCTTGCCCCGTAATGGCTGTAACCGCTGTTCAGAATTTCCATCTTATGACGTGCGGCAGTTCTTTTCAGTGCCGCTTGCGGCGCTACTGCTGCAATCGCCCTGTCAATCGCTTTTGCAAGTCCGTTCAACCTTTCGCCTCCTTCCTGCTTTTTGGCGTGAAAAAAGCACCCTTCCAGGTGCTTCTTCCTACTTTTCGCAGTTTATATATTATCATTATTTTTCGGGCAATAGGGGGAAGTAAACAGGCAAAACGGGCAATTCCGGGCAATCTTTTTATAAATCCCGTGGTACAACCCGCCTGATTTTATTTCTTCCGCCGTTCTTTTCTATGTTCTCAATCTTTTTTACTTTATCTTCCCAGTATGTTATGGCGTTTCTGACCTCCGTTAAGTTTGCCCTTGTAAGAACCCTGCTGCCTATCGTATAACTTTGTCCTGTCGTAATCGCCATTTCTGCTTCAAGCCATGCGTCTAAATGTTTTTGCGCTGTCTCTTTGTTGATTCCTGCCATTAAATAACGCCTCCTCTGTTAATTCTTCTTTTTCTTTTCCTTACCGCTGTCGGCTTACTTTCTTCCGGCTCTGGTTTTTTCAGCGGCAGCCCGGTAATTTCAATAGCTGCCGTCGCATAGTTCCGGCAGTCCAGTGCCTCGTTTCTTTTATGCTGACCCAAATCCCGCAGCCGCCATTCAAATACCGGTCTTCCTTTCCTGTATGTCAAAACCTGCTTTTCCGCCGTAATTCCTGCAAAAAACTTTTCATCATATCCCCGCGGGGAATATGGCTTTCCCTGTTCATCTTTTGGGAAGTGGCAATATCCCGGTCCTTCTTCCTCAACCTTTAACCGTTGCAGTAACAATGATTTTCCCGTATCAACTCCTAGCGTGAAAAGATACGCCTGCTCCCGGTTATTTTTCGTCGGTTTCTGGATATATGCCGCTGTGCTGTCATTAGAACCTCTAATTGCGAATACTTTTCTGTTGAATCGCTTCTTGCAGAATTTATATACCTGATTCGCCCGGTGTCCTCCACTGTCGATACAGGTACAAGTAATTTTCATTTTTGTTCCGTCCGGCTTTTCAAATGACTGTGCCAGGAAGGTATCAAGGTCTTTCCATACCTGCTTTTCCAAATCGCTGTTATCTCCGTAAAGAACAGCGTATTTTATGCCCCAGCTTTCATACTCTGGACCCCATCCCACAACTTCAATTTCAAAACGATCGTCCTGCGTGTCAACCCCTGCCGTCAGATACAATACTTCCTCCGGTACTTCGCAGTTGTATTTTTCCCTTCTCTTGATCAGTTCGTCTTCCTCTACCTGCTCCCCGTCTTCCTCCCATGTTTCCCCCAGTTCTGTATTTGTCCATACTTTCAGAAGTTCAATGTTCCCCTTCTTCTTTTCCTCATTCGCCACAAGGAATTTTTCCACAACTTCACGCCATGTAGCCAGAGTGGAAGCAAGCGTGTTCAGGTGGAAACCTTTTACCGGATTTTCCGGGTCCTCATGCACAAACCTTCCGTTTTTGAACCCTTCTTTCCACTCCACTTCACTTGAAATTGCCCCGCATTTTTCGCAGACATAATTTATTTCATTCAGATTGTCCTTGTCAAAAACCACATTCGCCCATTTTAACGGCTGCAATTCCCCGCAGCACGGACACGGCGCGTTCCATTCTCCCCGGCTGCTATTCTGGTATTCTACTTCAATCCGTGACAGTCCTTTAATTGTCGGCGTGGAAACATCAACTTCTTTGCGGTTCCAGAATGTTGTAAGACGTTTCGCTGCAAGAAACAGCGGATCCCCTTCTGAACCTGCCGTTGCCGGGTATCGGTCTATCTCGTCCGCAAGCAATATCCTGATCGGACGTGAAGCAAGAGACGACGGGCTGTTTGCCCCTACCATCGTAACATGGCCGCCTGGAAATATTTTCTGCAAAATTGTGTTCCCGCTCGTCCTGCTTTTATCGTTTATCCGTTCTGCTATTACGGGTGTATCTCTAATCATCGGGGAAAGGCGGTCTTTGCTGAACGCTTCCGCCATCTGGATTGTCGGTTGAAGAACCATGATCGGCGACGGCTCATAGTGTATGTAATAACCGATCGGATTTAAAATCATTGCGTCGGTTTTTCCTACCTGTGCCGCAGACATTACCACAACTTTTTTTACCGTCATATCTGTAATTGCGTCCATGATTTCCCGTTGATACGGCGCTTTCGATGTTCTCCACCTTCCCGGCTCTGCCGACGCTTCGGAAGATAATCTTCTGTATTCGTCCGCCCACTCTGACAATTTTAAATCCGGCGGCGGCTGTAATACTTTGAATATTTTTTCAAATAATGCTTTCGTGTTATTCCTCATTCTTTTTGCTTTCCTCCCCAAAAGCTGTATTGAAGTCCGAAAGTTCTTCCAATGCTTCATCTACCGCCGTTTTCATCGTCTGGAATATGTCTGTCTGATCTGTTTTCTTTGCCATAATCGGGCTTAATTTTGCCGGAATTGCCATCAGCCGCGTTTTGAACCTAATCAGCATATCAGACATGACTTGTTCCACGTCTTCTGACGTGTGTACTTCATTTTTCCTCATTTGCAGTTCCAGTTCCTGCGCTTCCCTCTTCGCTCTGACCAATTTTGCCCGTTCCGTGTTGTAATCTACCTTTTCTTCTGCCTCCGGGTTCTTCTTGCGTAAAAAATTGATATACTGTCTCGTTGCTTCGTCTATGTTATACAGCCCCGGCCTGTACTCCGTCAAAACGCCTTTGTCTCTTAACATTCTTACATTGCGTTCCGTCATATCCAGTCGCCTTGCAACGGCAGCCGACGTGTACAACTTCAAAAAAACACCCCCTTGCAAAAAATTTGCCGGGGAATCGGAAGCGAAAAAATCTATTTTGCGGCTAGGCAAGCGTCGGGCGTCGCCGTACCCGCAGTAGTCAAAAATCGCTGAAAGAACCTATCCCCCGATTGCGTTTCGGTCAGTCGTCGTCAATGATCTCGTCAATGATTTCTCCTGTTTCGTCGTCAATATCATACTGCCCTGTTAGCTTCTGCTTTGCTAATTGATACTTTCGTTCTTCAAGTTTCAATCTTCTGTTTTCCATTTCATAAGACTTCATGCTGTCGATCTGCTTTATAATGCGTCCATGAAGCCTGTTCAACTCTGCCTCTATCTTCATTGCCCGGTCAAAGGCGCTGGACTTGATCACTGTTTTCATTGCAGTTTTCAACCGCTCTTTTCCGCCCTCCGGGTCTTCTGCCTGCTGTCCTTCTATGCCGCTGTCCTGCTCCTGCACAATCTCTTCTACACTCTTTGGCACTACCATATGTACCACCTTATCTATGTAGTAGCTTCCCTGTACTTCTTCTGCTGTGTATAATTTCAGCTGTCCTTCAAGATATTCCTTTCTGATCATCAGGCTTTGCAGTTCTTCTATCATGAGCCTGTCTGCTCCGTTCTCTGCTTCCTTTTCTCCCAGGCGTTTTATTTCTTCTGCTTTCTCCGGCGGTATATCCTCATACCCCACCTTTGCGTATGCCCCATGAGTAACGGCGTTTTTATTCCCGTCCTTCGCCGGGGTTCTCCCCCTGGCATTATTATTACCCGGCTGCCCTCCTTTTTTCTTAGGCCGCCCCCGTAATTGTTCTGTCCATTTATCCTCTGATTTCCACTTGCTTATTCTGGACTTTGGTACTCCTGCCGCCTCTGCCAGTTCATCAATGCTTATTTTCCCGCCACTTTCCAGAAAGCGTTGTAAAGATTTATCCCTTTCTGGGTTCCTTGCTCTTCCCATGCCTCCGCCTCTCTTCGTTTGTTTTTAAAATCCTGTCTTCCGATTTTTGCGGAAGTTTAAAAAATGCGCGTATTTTCGTTTTGCTTATCTATTATATCAGGAAAGAAAGTGCAATAACGTGCAAACTCTTTCATTCCTTTATTTCATACCGTGTCAGCGCCATATTTTTCCTGAACAAGCACAACAGCCTGTCCAGTGCTGCGTCTCTGATATTCTTGCACTGTCTCTCGCTGTAATGCGTCCGGCTTGCCACCTTTTCCCATTTCATAGAATGGAAATAGAAACCGAAAACAATATTTTTCTGCTTTAGAGAAAGCCGTGATACTTCTTTCAGGATTTCTACTTTCACTTTTTGCAGTTCTGCGATCTCTGCCGTGTATTTCTCAATTTCCTTCCGCACAAAATCCGGCACATTTAAAGCCGTCTTTTCCGTCGGGTTTGAAATATGGTTTATTCCGTGTGGCATACCATCGTAATTGATTGCGCCGCTCGTATCGTAATATCTTTCAAGGTCATTTAATATGCCCCGCCTTACGGAAATTTCTGAATCAATCTCCGGGAATAATTTCAGCAGCTTTACAACTTTTTCTCTGTTCATTTCCCCTGCAGTCATTTCCTTACCCTCCGTTCTATCGTTTCTCATTTTTGACCCCCCTGCCCCTCTTTTTCTTTTCCATTACGCACCGCAAGGGCAAGCACCGTTTCCGGCGTTGCCCTCTCTGTGTCTATCTTCTCTTTTTCCAATATTTCTATAATTTCTGCCATTACTCCCACGCCTGCGCCTCCTAATCTGCCGCCGTCACTCGTATTCCCAGTATGCAGTATCCTTCTGTTAGGCCCGTGTACTCTTCCATAAGATACACAATATCTGCGGATATGGTCCTTCCCGTGTGCCTGCCGTCTTTAAATTCCAGCATGTGCAATTTATCCCCTTCCTTGTAATTCCGGTCATTTTTTCTTAATTCAAATGTCTTTTTCCCGGTTTTTACATCGTCATAATACATGGCGGCCAGTTTCACTTCATGTACTTTCTCTTCCGGCTGTGCCTGGTCGGAAGGAAGATGATTCATCTTTTCTTCCTGCCGCATTTCCCGCAGTTTCCTTTCTGTCTCCCGGTCTATTGCCGCCTGCTCTTCGCTGTATCTTTCTTCCTCTGTTTTCTGTGCTTCCCGGCGGTTTTTGTATGCGTTGCACTCCCGGACCGTCGCTTTCTTTTCATGGCAAGTCTCATAATTCATACAGGAATAGCAAAGAGATGTGATCTCTTCCGGCTGCGGGTCTATGTACGCTTCTTCGCTCTTTTGGCTTCTCTCTTCTTCCTGCTGCCCTCTGTCTTCTTTTTCTTCCTCTTCCGGCGGATTCATACAGGTGTCCATGTCCATCTGTCCGGGAATCTGTCTGCTTTCTTCCTCCTGCCGTTTCATCTGCCTTGCGTCCGCAAGGGATAGTTTTTCTCCTTCTCTGACACGTTCTGCCGCCTTTTCCTGCCATTCTTCCGGCAAGCCGCAAAGTTCTACCGCTACGGAAATAATAATATTGTCGTTCTTGAACGCTTCCAGAAGTTCCGGTATCAGGTTGTTGTATATGGATTTATACCGGCCAAGCTGTGCCTCCGTCACTCCCGTAACCTCTGCCAGCATTTCCCGCGTGTTTCCTTTGATCTGGTTTTCTTTTTTCAGTTCCAGAACCAGGCGTTCCGTCTCTACGGTTTCTATCATCTTTTCCCAGTCTGTCTTGTCTCTGAAACCGTTTGCCATGATAAGCGCCAGCCTGTCCACGGCGCTTTCCTGTTTAAATACACACGGAACCTGCCGGAACTTTTCTTTCCCTTCTTCCACAAGCGCAATGAGCGCCAGTCTTCTTCTGTGTCCTGCGATCACTTCATATTTTCCGCCTACCGGCCTTTTTACAAGTATCGGCTGCAACAGCCCCATGATCTCAATATTTTTCTTTAATCTTTCGTCTACATGGTAAAAGTTTTCTTTTGACGGTATGAGATCGTAAACGTCCACATATTCAATTTCCATTTTTTCTTCCTGTTTTCCGTCTTCCTGCTCTGCTTCTTTTTCCTTTGATCTTTGGTTCAACAGTTCTGTCAGATTGAATTTTCCTGCCATCGTTCTTCCTCCCTATATGTCCGAATCGGTCAGTTTTTCAGGTATTCTTCTACCAGTTTTTTATAGTCCTGTGCGGCTCCGCAGCGGCTTGAATATAAAATGATCGGTTCCCGCGCAAAGGTACTGGGTTTCATTTTCGGTGTTCTTCTGATATGTGTTTCAAATACCGGGTATTCCTCCATGCTCCGCAGGTATTCTTCCCCCTGCCGGTCTGCTTCATTGGAACTGTCGAATTGCGTCACGAAACAGCCTTTCAGTGTCAGGTTCGGATTTAAGTCTTCCCTTGTATTGTCGATCTGCTCTTTTAACTCTGCCAGCCCGTCCAGTGCGAAATCATCTATCGTTACGGGTATCATTACATCATCAGAGGCGACAAGCGCATTGATTGTACTGATATTGATATCCGGCGCATTGTCGATGATACAGAAGTCATATTTCCCTGCCACCTGCTCCAACGCCTTTTTAAATCTAATCTGCTGTGGGCGCTGCTGATCAAGCAAAACCTCTAAGTTTGCCTTTAGCAGCGTCATATTCGCTGTCACAATGTCCAGACCTTCATAATCTGTCTTCTGGATAACCTTATTCATGTCAACCTTTCGGTCCGTCATGATCTCCGCAACTCCCGACCTGCTGTAATTGTGCCGATTCAGAATCTTACTGGCGTTCCCCTGCTTGTCATTGTCGATCAGAAGAACTTTATAACCGTGTACTGCTGCCAGTATGTGTGCCATATTCACGCTTGAAATGGTCTTCGCTACCCCGCCTTTAAGGTTAATGATTGATAATGTTTTCATGACTTGTCCTCCTTGTATCTGGTATGATTTTTATTTTCCCAGTAATGCACCGGGCGGGAATCGAACCCGCCCCGCAGGTTTTACGCCTGCTGCCCCTCTGCGGCTCCCGGTGCAGTGCTTCTTTTTCCTTTCTCAAATTCCATGATCTTTTCTCCGTCAATCTCAATGAATGGAACTTTCAGACATCCTTCATCTTCCCATGCCGGAAGATCAGCTTCATGCCCCATGTCCTTTATTACCTGTATGAGTGCGCTTGCTTCTCCGTAATTTACATGGTTCCTGTTTATATCCCTTTCTTCCGCCTGGTCATTCAGTCTTGTTACCGCCATAACCACTCTTCGTTTAATTGTGTGGAAATAGGTTTCTTTCATTGCTCTGTGCCTCCTTCTTTCTGTTTTTTTTGATGATTTCATTATATACTTACGGACGTATATTTTCAATCGGCACAATTCACAATCTTACGGAAGTATATTTGTGTATTTTATATACTTCCGTAACAAAACTATCTTCCCCGGCGTTCCAGTTCATCCGACATTTGCTTTACCGGAACTTTTACCATGAGACTTTCATACCTTCCGCTGTTGTCCAGTTCGTACAGGAAACATACCTTCCCGCTCCGGCAGTAATGCACCGCCGCAATATCCGTCACTTTCTGAACCTTTGCGGCTCTGTTGATCTCAATTACTATTCCCTGCGGCATATAGTACGCCGTCTTCTTTCCGTTCTCTTCCATCGTAACCGCCACCATATCTCCGATTTCCAACGGGCATACTGCGTTAAACGCTCTTGTCTTCATTGTCTTTCTTTTCCTCCTTCAATTTCTCTTTTAACAGCCCTCTTACATACCAGGACAATTCCCGCAGCAGGATATAAATAATTCCCAACATTCCTATGAAAACCAGAATCCCGATTCCTGCAAATGCGAACTTGACCGCTACCCATAGTGCCGTCAATATTTCAGAAAATACTTCCGCAATACTACTCCACGTCATTTCTGCTTTCCCTCCTGTTTTTCTCCTGCATTTGCTTTCTTGCCCGCTCTATTGCCGGTCTGACCTGATTTATGGTCCGCAGCTGTCTTTTCGCCGGGTGTTCCTGCTGCCCTCTTTTCTTTTCCCATACCCTCTGTAAAACCTCCTGTTTGCTCTGGCAATGCCTGTTCTTACGCTTTCCCATTCCTTTCTTCTCCTTTCAATTTTCGCATAACGGAAACGGACAATTTTTACAATCTGGAACTTCGCACCGCTTCCAACTTCTTTTCCTGTGTCTGTTTCTCTTTTTCATTCTCTGTCTTCGGCGTTTCTGATACTCCGCTTCCTTTGCCTGTGTTATCTTCTTTTTGACTTCTGCTTTGTCAATATTGTTTTCCTCTTCCTGAATCACTTCCAGAACCTCCACTGCACGAAACGGGAAAGCATACACAATGACCGGGTCATATTCCCCTGCTTTCCAATCTGCTTTAAACCTTTCAAAATCTCCTTTATATCTTTGCAGCGGGTGTTTCTTCTCTGCCTCATAGAACGCCAGCATTACTGTTTCATCGTCTTCCTTCTTCCAGTTCCATAAATGCCATGCGCTGTGCCTGTCATATTCCCACAGGGAAAGAAATACCTCTAATCCGTCAAAGTATTCGTCTTCCTTTTTTATGTATCCGTTTTCTTGTAATTCCTCCCCGTCTTCCCTTTTTCTCTTTGTGTGAAGTCTCGCTCTCACAATTTTCGGTTTGTATGTACTCATTCCCGTTTTTCCTTTCCAGCCTGTCCGCAATCCTGATCACGGCTTCCATACATCGTTTTATATTCCCGTCCGTGTTTGCGGTAATGCTTAATATATCTGCAACGTCTCTTAACTCCTGCACTGCCTGTGCGTCCATTTCCCCTTCTGTGTATTTTTCCATGCACACCGGGCAGACCTGCGTTCCTTCCGGTATCGGCTCCCCGCAGAGTAAACATCTTTCCGGCCCCATGCTTCCGCCTCCTTCATTCCCAGCTTTCCAGCTTCTTAATTCGTTCTGTCAGGTTTCTTTCCCGCTCCTGCAACGCCCTGATCTCCTGTGCGGTCAGTCCGGTTTCCTCGTACTCAAACAGCTTCCTTGCCGCCCTTGTAACTCCTACGCCCCGGCAGAGTACAGGCTTTCCGCTTCCCCGGCTGATCTCCGTCAATCTGCTTTTCTTCTTCCTGCTGTCGGTCCGCTGTTTCTTTGTTCCGATCGCAGACGCGGCTTTCTTCATCTGCCCGTAATGCGGGATATGCTTTCTCATTTCCCTTTCCATGCTGTTCATGCTTTACCTCTCAACCTATCATCACAATTTCTTTTCCGGTCTTTGTGTCTCTTCCTGGATAAATTTTTATATTCTTTTCCTGACTGTTGATCACTTCCGCTTCCGGCGGAAGCTCTGAAAGAATCCCGATCAGGTCTTTTACTGTGACTGTTTTCCTGCTCTCATAGGCTTTCAGTGTCATAGGTTTTCCAGTTCCTTTCTAAGTTCTTTCAATTCCTCTTCCACGCAATCACAAATTCTCTGCTGCAATCTCTCTGGAAGAGTAAACTCTTTACTTTTCAGTCCGGCTATCATCTTGCGCTTTAACACTATTATTCTCGCAGGTATCTTTCTTTCTCCTTCTCTCCTACCGGAACACCAGAACATGAAGTCTTCCAGTTCGTCTATATTCTCTTTGATTCTTTCCGCTTTCTTGAACGCCTCTTCTGTCAATTCGTCTCCCTCCATCCGATATATTGTTTTATGGTTTCCCTTGCTTCGTCTGCCCCGTAGCAGACTGCCGTTTTATATCCATACTGCCGCAGGCTTTCCAGCCATTCTTCCTGATTGTCTGTCGGCTTGTTCTTCCCGTATTTCATTTCTATGTAAAGCCCGTGATACCCTTCTTTTGGAACTGGCAGGCATAAGTCCGGCACTCCGGCTTTTACCCCCTGCCGCTTTAAATTTGCCGCTTCCAGCTGATTCCTGCTGCCGCCATTCGGAATATGATAGATCATCTTTAATTCCGGGTATCTGTTTTCAAATATCCTGCACCATGTAATCAACGCTTCCTGCTCCGTCGCTTCGCTTCTCCTTCTTGCCTGCTGCCGGGTGTAGTAACTCATTGCCTGTCTTCCTCCCTCTCGTCAAAGTGCGTCGCCTCCATGTCCGCAATGTGAAGCATGACCGCAAGGCGGCTCTGATTGAAGGTATTGTTCAGGTCATAACTTCCGCCTTTGGCGCAGAAGTCATAGGCTCCCATGTGCCACCTGATCGCCAGAATTTCTTCTTCTGACAGTTCCATGAACGGAAGAATAATAAATACTGACTTTTCCCCGTGTCCTGCCGGGAACTTCCTGCTTGCCCGGTATGTTCCGTCTTCCTGCTTTGTGTAAGCGTCCATCTTGCAGAGATCGTGAAGCAGGCTTACGATTGCCAGCGTCTCCACGCTGTATTCCGGATATTTCTTCTTTTCATGATCTGAAATTCTTAAAATCCTGCGGAATACGTTCACGGAATGAATGACAAGCCCTCCTTCGTATGCCCCGTGGTGTCCGGCGCTTGCCGGGGCTTCAAAGAATCCTTTCTGATCAATCCAGTTCAGAAGTTCCTTTGCCCCCTTCCTCTGTATGTACCCGAAATAATCTTTGAATATAGTTTTTGCTTCCTCTGGTGTCATTGTTCTTCCTCCTGCTCCTTCATCTTTTCTGCGATCGCTCTGATCACGCTTACTGTCACGCCGTTTCCTGCCTGCTTATAAAGCTGGCTGTCGCTGTTGACAAATTCCGCCCGGTCAAAATATTCGCCTTCCCATCCCTGCAACCGGAAGCACTCCCGCGGCGTTAATTTCCGTATTGCCAGATAACAATGATATTTTTCGCTCCAAACCGCATAAACCACGAAACCTTCCGGCATTTCAACGAAAATCCCTTGTTCTCTTTCCTGTCCTTCCGGTTCTCCTGTAATGTCTATGCAGACCTGCGGTATATTCCCGTGTGTTTCGCTCCGTAATGTCGGGCATATCTCCTTTGGCTCTGCTTTCTTTCCTTTTCTTCCTTGTGTGTCAATAATTCCTATCGCTACCCCGTGTCGGTCCTGTGCGGTAAGTGTGAACATCGGTTCTCCGTCTTCCTTAAACCTCCTGCCATTCTGTCTTTTATTTACCCTGTCCGGTGTCAGTACGGGAATTGCAATGCAAGAATTTTCTCCCGAACGCTTACTGATTCCTTTGTAATACCTTGCCTGTAATGCTCTTGCGCTCTCTGTCTCCTTTATTCCTGCCCCATAATTCATGTCGATACAAAACGGGATTGCAACGTGATGTTCCCTCCCGCCGCCCTGACAGGTGCTTAATGCTTCTGTGATTCCGCCTTGTGCAAATACCTGTGTATTTCTCCGGTATCCCTCCCGGTGTCCGATTATTGAAATGCTATTTTCTCCACCTGCTCCCGTGACAGGAAGTATTTTTCCGGTACGCTTTCCTCTAAAATGTCCGATAATGAACACCCGCTTCCTGTTTTGCGGCACTCTGAAATCTTTACTGTTGACAACCTGCCATTCCGCATTGTACCCGATCTCGTCCAACTCAATGAGAAGTTTGAGGAAATCGCCCCCCCGTTAATGCTAAGTAGGTTTTCCACGTTCTCAATAAACAGGTATTTGGGTCGATTTTCTTCTTCTGTGTCTCTAATAAGCCCTGTAACTGCGAAAAACAGAGAAGAACGGTGTCCTCTGAATCCTGCCTGTTTTCCGGCAACGCTGATGTCCTGGCAGGGGAACCCGAAACACCAACAGTCTGCGGCGGGCAGGCTTGCGGCAACCACTGTTCTAATGTCATTTGCGTACCATTCTCCGTTTCTGTATTCATCTTTCAAAATCTCCTTCTGCCTTTTCTTCAATGGAATTTCTTTCAGTTTTTCCCTCTGCTGATCAGTAAGTAAGTGCATGGACGTATAGCTTGCGACAGCGAACTTATCAAATTCGCAGAAACCAACGCATTTATGCCCTGCCTGCTCCATTCCTCTTCTGAACCCGCCTATTCCGGCGAAAAAATCAATGAACCGCACTTTTATTCCTCCCAGTCTATTTCCTCTTCCGCCCTGCTGCCGGGTTGCTCCTTCCATCTGTCCAGATCAAGATGGGTTCCACATTTACTGCAATAGTTCCAATCCTGCGAAATTCTGAATTTATAATCTTTTCTCTGCAAGTCTCCGTCGTAATAGGAAAACAGGTGCTTCCCGCACACTGGACAAAAGAAACTGTTCAGGAACATCAGCGGCGGATTCCCGACCAGTGTCGGTTTATTGCTTTTCAGGCATTTTGGCTTCTTCGCCTTTTCCATTTTCCTTCGCCTCCTTGTCCAGTTCCCTTATTGTGTAGTCTACAATCCTTCTGAATTTCCTTTCTTCTCTTACGGTCAGCTGATTGTTTACCCGGAAATAATTTATGTTTTTCATCATCTGTATTCTGAACCACGTTTTCCAGTTCTGGTTATTGATCTTTGCCGCCTCGATCGCTCTTTTCTGCCTTTCTTCGCTCTGCCTGATCATTTCTGCTTCTTCCTCTTCGGCTTTTCTTCTGTGGTGCATAACAACCACTGCCGCAAGCATAATGACCGCCGTGAAATATCCGTCAATCCTTAAATAATCTGGCATGATCACGACTTTCCCCATCCATTCAAGGATTGTCAGGCAGGTAATGAATACCATGTTCAGAATAACGTTCATGATCGCCACTGCGTAAAACGTATAGATCAGCGCCTTGCCTGCTGCCATTACCGCTTTTTTCATCAGCCGTAATATGTCCGATTTGGTCACTTTTTTCAGTCTTCTTCTGATTTTCTTAATCATCTTCTATTCTTCTCCTTCTTCCTCATATTCCCCGATCATTGCCCGCGGCGGCTTCCTTTTATCCATCATAAGTGCCATAAACTGTGCCTTTTTCATTTGCCGCATTTCTTCCGGTGTCGGTTCTCTGTCGTCGTCTTTTCTTTCTTCGTAGCAGCGGGCCGTCTTATCCGGGTAAATCCTGTTCCCGCTGATAAACGCCGCTATGAAGGTTTCCAATTCCCTTTTCAGTTCGTTCCTGTAGAACTCAAACAGCAACTTTATTTCCGCCGCTTCGATCTCTGTACACTCGCAGCCTCTTTTCTTTCTCCTGCTATATTTCTTTGTGTACACATGATATGTTCTGCTCCCAGTCACTTTATAAAAAATTCTAAGTAGCAGAATTTCTTCTAATTCCGTTCTGTATCCGAACCAATGAACTTTCAAGGTTTCTGAAAGAATCTCTTCTTCCTCAATTTCATATTTTTTCATCAGTTCCCGGTACAGCTTCATTGCGGTTTCTTTCTCCCCTCCCACTCCCCTTTCCGCAAGGGCTTTCAGCTTTTTCAGCTTCTCTTGTGCCTGCTCTCTGGTCATAAGAACTCGCCTCCTGTTGTATCTGGTTTATCTTCAAACGAAAGGTTTTCCACAACATTCTTTAAAAGTCTTTCCGCGCGCTTCCCGGCGCATGAGTGCATGAATTTTAAATCTTCTGCTGTGAAAAGTTCTGCCGCTTCATTCAGGAAATCCGTAATCATTAAAAATTCTATCGGGTTCGCCGTCTTCATTCCCTGCTTAAAATATTCCCGGTCTTCCTTTGTCATTTTTATTTTCTTTGTCTTCGTCATTTCTTATCCCCCGGAACCGGACAGCCTGACCGCTTCCATTTTGCATACGGTTCGTAATTGTTGAAGTCCTGGCATATCTTGATCACTGATCGGGAAGAACTCCAACGCTGCATATGCTGACAGGCTTTAAAGTGAATCATTTGTTCCCGTGTGTATGTCCTTTCAACCCCTGCCCTCCATTTCCCGTATTGATTTACAAACTTCTGTTTATCGTAGATCATCACATACGGAATGAAGCCCATTTCCCGCAGCGTATATACTCTGTACAGGTCTTCTTCTATAGAACTCCAATAATTTGTGAGTACATACACTCCGATTCTGTCAACGCTCTTTATTTTGCTTTCTTTGAAGAGCCGGAACTTTTCTTTTAGGTCTTCTTTCGGGTTATCCCAGGCAAAATGAAAATCCTTTACTTTAATTTCTCTTAATTCCTCTATCAATGACCCGTTCAGAAATCTAACGTCCGTTCCTCCCTGAAAATCTATCCTTGCCCCGGATTCTTTTAACTGCCCCAGTAAATCCGATCTGTCTTTACAGGCAAGTAAATTCTGGTCAAGCAGGATAATATTTTTCTGTCCGTTCCAGAACTCTTTCAAGTTTGCTGTCTTCCTGCTGATACAGCCGTCTTTCTCTGGCGCGATACAGAAACCGTGGTCTTTCCGCGGGCAACCCCTTGTCAACATTCCATACGCTGTGTCTTTTGTCAGTTCCGGGTAAAGCCCGTAGTCCGGGTAAGTGTGTTCGATCTCTTCCGGCAGCCTGTTTTCCAGATCATACCCGCTCCCGCCTCTGATGATCTCTTTTGCTTCCAGTCCTTCCGGTTCTCTGCTCTCTGTGAAAATCTTGCTCATATACAGGCGGTCATATATTATCCCTTCCCTGGCAAACTCCACACAATCCCCGTTCCTCTTGTGATATGCTGACAGCTTCATAAGCGGAATGTTCGGAAAGTTATGTGAATCCACATCCACAAGCCCTATGTTCATTCCCGTTCCCTCAATTCTCTAAAATAATTCTGGTGTAGATAATGTGGCTTAAATCTTTCGTGCTGTATTCTTCCATCTGCTCAACCGGAACCTGTCTGGGAAGTTCCCTGACATTTTTCCAGTCAAACATGGTTTCCGTCTTCCTGTATGTCTCCATTCCCAGACCGAAAGACTTTACGGGTCTTCCGTCACTTATTCCGGTATGTTCAAAGTTCGCCGCAAAACCTCTGTAAATGACCTGCCCTGCCGCATTGATCACAACAACCCGGTCACTGGGTACTATCGCTTTCATCATCTGACCTAAATTCATTCCCGTTTCCATCGTTACGCCTCCCTGTCTCTTATCCTGTCTGCGATCTCCATTACTCTTTCCGCATATTCGCAGGTATCTTCCCCTTTGCTGAAATACTCTGTCTCTGCCCCATATTCCCCGTTTTTATACGCCGTCAGAGCCTTTGTATAACTCCACTCGTACTTCCAGACCAATTCTGCAAAATAATCTATTCCAACCCGGATATTTCCGTAAGGGTCCGTAATATCCGCAACGTGCAACAGTTCCATTCTTTCCGTGTGGTATTCCGGTACGATCTGCATATATCCATAGGCGCTCCCGCTTTCAGCGTTCCATTTGTACCCGCTTTCCGCTTCGATTATGGCAAGAATGACGTTATAATCAATCTCATATTCCCGGCAGAGGCAGTATGTATATACTTGTACTACCTGCGGAAATTTCCCGCCGGTCCGCTTGTATTCTTCCGGTATCTGGTACAATGTCAGCCCGTCGGTGTCTCCGGCTCCCCAGTCGCAGGACATACGGTTGAACGGTTCAATGAAATTATCCGGGTCCATCATTGCCGCGTCGCCGCCCTCTTCCGGGTCAATCGCAATATCCTTTGCTTCTGCCGCCGCTGTAGTGTTCTCCTGAACCTTTTCCGTCTCTTTCCCGGTTCCTCCTGCAAGTATCACAATCGCCGCGATTACAACCGCCGCAATGACAGCGATCGCAAGCATAAGCGTGTATTGATAGCGCTTCCAGATTGCCCGCATGATCTTACGTCTTCTTCTTTTTCTTGCTTCCTCTTCTGTTACCCTCATTTCTCTTTCTTCCTCCTTTTCGCTCTGGTTTTTTCTTTTTCCACATCTTCAAGTAAATGTGCCACCCGGTTTCTTCGTAATACTCCGGCTTTATCTCCGTGATTGTGTACCCGGAGAACTGCTTTTCAAAAAATTCTTTTCCGTAATCATCCGACTTCGCCAGACGTTCCACCTGTGCGCGGCTGTATTTATGATCTGCTGGCGGCTGCTCCACCGGTCTTTCAAGGTTTCTGCTGCTTGACCACCGTTTTTTCCCCTGCGGGTCCTTCGTGATGTATTTGCATAGGGCTTCAATCCCGTTTTCATTCAGCTGTAGCCTGTCCGCATTTGCATACCCCAACGGGCTTACTTTGTACTGCGGGTCTTTCTCCACCTTCCGCCAGTTTATGCGCTCTTTTGTCCACATCATTTCCACATCGTCACGGGATAGCCCGCCGTTCATGATTATGTGGTGGTGTATTCTCTTGATCTGCTCTCCGTCCTTTGCGAACTTATATTCCGTCACAAGGATGTATTTCAGCGGGGGAAGCCCCAGTTTATTTCTTCTGTACGCTATCCGCCGCAGGTAATTACTCACTATTCTTTCTGCCTCTTCGACGCTATCCGGTAAATTCTTTGCATTGTATGTACAGGAAACATGAAGATCGCCTATTCCGAAATTGCCATTCCCCAACTGTACAAGGTATCTCTTTGCGTTCTTGTCGTTCAGGTCCTTTTGCTTTGGCTCTGTGGCTTTCCTCTTCTTCCCTCTCTTTCCTTTTACCGCCCTTTCTGCATTATCTGTTCTCGGTATTATGTCTGCCTCCCGGTAAGCGCCGCAGTCTGTCTTCTTTTCCCTGTAAAACATCTGCGCTCCTGTCCTACCTGTTGAAGCGTAAAGGGGTATCATGCAAGAGGGTGTTCTATCCCCCTTCCTCTCTGTCTCTATACCATGTGCGGCTATATCCTATGATTTCTATATTTCTCTCTTTCGTAGGAATGTTAATACCCCATACAAGCCCGTTTACCGGGTCCTTCCCGGTCAACATTTTCAGGGAAAACGCTTGAAAAACGCCCTGTTCATGCTTGCTTTCACGCCGTCAACATGGTATAATATTTATGTGTATTTATATATGTTGACGAATGAAAAGCCCTTTGTATTCCCGTGCAAAGGGCTTTTCATTTATCCCTTCTTTCGGACCGCTTACGCGTTCCGTTCCAGTATGTCAGTGATCAGTTCCCAGTCATCCAACCATAAAGCGGAGCGGAACGAAATGCTGTAGTAGCTGCACGACCGCGGGTTGTACAAGTTCAGCGCGGCGGCTCCGCCGCTGCTGGTGTAGCTGAAACCCGAACCGCGGAGAGGCACTGCCTCTTCAAGTTCGCTGTCCGTCCATATTCCATCTTTCCTGCTCTGCCAGTTCCGGGGAACGATTCCCAGTTTATAGGCAATTTCCGGTACTTCTTCCAATCCTTCCAGCTTCATTTCTGACATATGACAGCCTGTCCAACCGTCTTTTCTTTCTCCCGTTGTCAGCTTCACTTCTCCGTTGTCTGCGATCAGTTTCAGGCGTTTTCCTTCGTACATGGCAGCTTTCCACATAGCCGCCCCCGGTCTTAAATCGCAGGCCGCCGCATTATTGTGCGGTATGTACTCGATATTTCCCCGGACAAGCCGCAGACCTGAAACCCACTCCCAGAAGTTCCCTTTCAGCCCGAAAACTCCTTCTGCGGTTCCGTCGTGGCTCCACTCCACCGGTTCCGTTCCCGTTAATACGGTATATCCGTCATAACACCATGCTTTCTGCTCCGGGTTGTCTGCGTCCTTCCCGTAATTTGTATTTCCCCCGATCGTATGGCACAACCGGTCCGCTTCTTCCAGAAGATAAACCCATTCTGTGTTTGTCATTAAATGCCAGTTCTCGCCTTTTCTCATGCAAGCCTCTATTGCCTGATCAAAGGTCATTCCTTCCACTGGCTTCTGGTACGGCAGGGAAGCCGGAATATCATTTAGCACCACGTTTGTATATTGTGAGATCAGGACAGCAAGACGGGTATTCCCTGCATAATGTCCGATCTTGAACATTTCCGGCGCTCCTTCCGGGTCCTGCTGCCGGTCCTCTGGTGTCATGTAAAACATGGTCATGTAGTTCGGAAGCCCTGCTTCATCCTTTACGATCACTGCTTTCTTTTTGATCTCCACTGTGTTTTCCTCCTTGTATCTGGTATGGTTTTATTTATTGCAAGCCTTGTCTTGCTGGCTTTCCTTAGTATTCAACCCCGATGTAATCCAGCACCTTTGCCCATCCATATTTCTTTCCGTTTTCATCGGTGCAACATTCATACATCCAGTAATTCCATTCTTTCGGATTCCGTTCTTTCAAAATGTCAAATCTATGCGGACGTTTTTCAAGGTGTATGCCGAATCCACACATACTGCACCCGGTCCGCTGTGCCTTTGTTGTATAAAGCGTTCCGTCTTCCTTCTGCTCAATCGTTCCGTAAATGTCCGGTATAATGCTTTCCGGCATTTCCCATCCTTCTTTTATGGTTCCTGCTTTTATACCCTGTCTGTAAAATTCTTCTTTCCAGCCATCTTTCCATTTCCTATCCATTTCAAGCGCCAATTTTAGAAGGTCTTGCCTGTTGAAAATTGCAAACGGCGCGGAACGAATGGTTGATTTTCCAAAGTAATTGCAGCCATTTATCATTAAACTTTTCTGCCGTCGCCCCCCCTCCGAAGCCATCAGCCCTAAAAAGGGGACGCTTTTATTTTCTTTCGCCCAATCGTCGCACGGCTTTTCTTTCAGGTAATAACAGCACTTAGAAGAAACTTTAAAATCTGGTATTTTGTAGTTCGTTCCTTCAACCTCGTTTGCATATCCGCCGAATCTTTCAAGCCACTTTTGAGACATTTTCATGCGGCTGTTTTTCTGGAACCCTCCGTATGCTCCCGTTTCTCCTGTAACGATCGCATGGCGTACTGTTTTATTTTTTTCTGTTGGGTTCGCCAATGTTTCGATTTTTGCCGCAATTTCTTTTGAAAGCACGGGAAATCCAAACTCCTGCAATATTTCCGGCTTTGACCATCTTGTTTTTTTATCCGGCTTTAATGCTGATTTAAGCCTTATCAGCCCCAACGCTTTATGTATTCTTTGAATACTCATATCTTCCAGATATGAAACTGTGATTCCCGGAACATTGATTCCTATGCTTCTCAAAAACAGAAACAGTGTAATACTGTCTAAGCCTCCTACCGAAACATGGCAATTCAATTCCCTTCCGTCGCACTCCCTGACAAATTCTTCCGCCCTTAATCGTGCGTATCCGATTTTGAATTGATAGTCCTGCTTCTGCTTCACGATAAAATCAGCAATTTTCCGTTCCCCGCCAATTCTTTCCATTCTTTCAAGGCAATTTTCTTTCACTTGTGTTCCCTCCCTCGTATTACTTGTGATTTTCAATCGCTCCAAACGCATTTTCATACGGATTATTTCTTTTCCTTCTGATCTGCGGTTTCTCTGCAAATTGAATCCAGTCTAAAGGGATTCTTCCGCCGTTGTCGTGAATAATGTTTTCTATTCCCTCTGCCGCCTCTTCCAGTGTCATTGCCTGTTCGTATGTAAATACTGGCGATATTATGAATCGCTTTGCTTCCCGAACATCGTCTAAATCCGGTATCGGGTTTTTATATGGCATTTTTAAAGCCTCCTTTCCGCACTGCGGCTCCCTTTTCACATTAAAAAGTGGTAAAACCTGTTGAACGACCACGCACTTTATAGCTGGTGCGCCCGCTGCCCCATTCGCAGTGCTTATTCTTTGGGTGTGGCTTTCCCTGATCTGACCGGGCAGGAATTGAACCCGCCCCGCATAGCTTCCGCCTGCTGCCCCGTCCGGCTCCCGGTCCTCTGCTTCTTGCTTCCCATGACGTTCCTGTTATCTCAATCTTTTCTGTGCTTCATCTGCCCTGTATGGTTTCCCGCACCGCTTTAACTCGTTGTAAACCGTTGCCCTATGGAATCCGATACATTCAGCAATTTCACTGACCGGAACTCCTTTTTTCGTCATGAACTCAATCTGCTGCCGATCCTCATAGTTCAATCTGCGGTTTCCCTTCTTCATGTTCTTTCTGACCTCCTTTTTGAAAATAAAAAATGCGCCAAGCCTTAAACTCTTGACGCATTTCATGTATTTATGTATAAAAAAAGAAATGCGATAGAGTTTCAATAACTCTTGTCGCATTTCATTTTACAATTCAGCACTTTTTTCATATTTGTGCAACTTCATCAAAATATGCGTTCTATTTTTTCAAACCGTTTCTTCCTATACCATGTTATACTTATTTTGTTGTCGCCTCCCAAACTGGCAACAGGAAGGGGGTGAGCGCATGTCTATACTTATTTCTCTTATCGTTTCCGTTGTAGCAGGTGTAATCAGCTACTATATCTGCAAGTGGCTAGACGGAAAACATGGCGACAATTAGCCCAGGCGGATGCCCTTCCGTAAAAAGGGAAGAACCCCCAGCAGTTGCCGCTGCTGGGGGTTCGCTTTGTGAACACATGTCACTTATTTCTCTTATCAGCTACACATACTATATCATATGCAGAATCGAATTTCAAGATTCCTCTCCCACATTTTTATTTCACTTTCACC